GTCATAGCCTTCAGGTGTGTCTCTCCACTCCATTACTTCAGACAGATTATCTTTATCTTTATACTCTTCATATTCTTTTCTACAATGCAGCGTAAATGCTGCATCCATATCAAACATGGCGATTTCTTGTATTAGTTTTTCTAGCCTTGGTTTTTTCATTTTGATTCTCCTTGGTTATTTGTAAAAACGAATTTGCATATTATTAGTTTTGTGGTAGTATGTCAACACTTTTAAACAATAATTTATAAAGGAGTGGTAAAAATAATGTTAACAACAGGCGAGATTCGAGAAAAATTAAAGGATGCAAATCTTTGGAAAGTGGCTAAATTGGCTGGCATTACGCCGCAAACTTTGTACAGGTTTATGCAGGGCCGGGACATCAGGCATGTGACTCTCGAGCAGCTTTCTAAATATTTGGAAACGAGGCCGTAACAGTGGCGGCTATATGCCGCCTTGTTTTAATTGATCACATATATCATTAAATTGGATAGAGTAATCTGCTAATCTATGGTGATCTTTACCTATAGATCCATCTTTCAATCTAGACATAACATCAATTAAATCCTCACTTCCTATAAGTTCTCCACTTTTCCATATTATGGTTTGCAGTTCTAAGATTAATTCATTATCCAAGATAATCTCCATTTGGTTTTATGTGTTGCAATTATAAATCAAGCATGATATTATTTCAACCTTAATTTAACAAAGGACGGAATAATGCTAACTCTTGCGCAAATCAGACTGCTATTAAAAGATCGTAGGCTTACTGTTGTTTCAAAAGAAATTGGAGTCTCGTACCCAACTATCTTGGCTATCTATAAAGGTGAATCAAAAAACCCAAATTACGAAACTATAGAGAAGCTATCTGAATACCTGGAGAGGAAATGATAGAACAGCAAATTTATGACGCGATGCGGTCATATGGGATTGAGCCGCCTGACAAGATATTATTTAACACTATAAGAGTAGTTAGGTTTGGCAAAAATAGCGAAGGCTGGTATATATTTTATAGTGATGGCATAACCGCCGGGGCTTTTGGCGATTGGTCAGAAAGCTCTTCGTATACATGGTGCGAAAAAAGAACTGATGATTTTACGCAAGAGCAGCAAGCCCAATTCAAGCTGCGCATGGACCAGGCAAGGGAAGCGCGTGAAGCTGAGAGGATTATAGTCCAACAGGAGGCAAAAGAACTGGCTGGAAGGATATGGGAAGCATCGCAACCGGCAATCGATCATCCATACCTTGACCGCAAGATGATCAAGCCATGCGGCGTGCGCATCAGTAAAGATGGTAATCGGCTAATAATCCCGCTTTATAACGAGAGTGGAGAAATAACTTCCCTGCAATTTATTGATACTGACGGCAATAAAAAATTCCTGACTAACGGCCAGGTCAAAGACTGCTATTTTCGCATTGGCAAGCCTAATGGAAACGTATGCATTGCTGAGGGTTTCGCAACTGCGGCATCAATCCACGAAGCTACCGGGTACGCTGCAATCGTTGCTTTTAGCGCTGGCAAACTTGAGGCATGTGCTAAATTCGTGCGCACCAAAATGCCAAAGTCAAACCTGATCATCTGTGCAGATTATGGTGAAGTTGGTATTGAAAAAGCCAGATTAGCGGCTGAATTATCCAATGGCGTGATGATCTATCCTGAATTTGATGATAACGCACCGGATTGGGCGACTGACTTCAACGACCTGCGCGTTTTGAATGGCCTGGACGCTGTTAGAGGTGCAATAATCAAAGACAAAAAAACAAGTAATATCCTAGATGCTGAAGTCAAATATTCGTCGATCGACGTGGTGCAATTCGTGGAAGATAGCCATATCCTTAAGCGTTTGAGCATGTATATCTCAGAGAAAACCTATCTCCCTGTTAGCACTGTTTTCCTTGCTGGCTTAGGTGTTTTTAGTTCGATGGCATGTCGTGAATTCGCCGTCACTTATCAGGACCATGAGAAGCTCCCGATCGGCCTGTATGTGGTTACAGAACAGCCACCAGGATCAAGCAAATCACGGTGCCTTAAATACTTCCAAAAACCTTTTTACGAAATGTCAGAAAAGGTACACGAGGCAATCAGGAAAGAACTTTCAGAGCTGCTAAAACATGAGGGAAATTTAGACGAAACCGAAGAAACAAGACTAGCTGAGCTGCAGCATAAAATCAAGGTACTTGGTAATCTATTTACCACGAATGCAACATCAGAGGGATTAGAAAAAGGCTTATCTGAAACCAATGGTTTTTTTAGCGCCATAAGTAGCGAACAGGGGCTATTTAATGTTCTTTTTGGTGGATCTTATAAGGCGGATAGGGCGAATAATAACGACGTTGCATTGAACGGATTTGACGGTGGATTCATTAATTCAGCCAGGGTAACCAGAAAAGGTTATTGCGGTCATGTAGTCGGTGGGATTGTATGTTTTGCTCAGTCAGGATCAATTGAGACGCTCTTAAACTCATCAAATGGTACTGGACTATCAGAAAGGTTTTTAATGCTTGCTGAGCCTCATTCTTTGGGCATTAGGGACCATGAGCGGGAATCCACTCTATCGAACGAGTTTTACCTCGAGTATGCAGAAAAATGCACCATACTGGAGAGTTCGCTATCAAGCTGCGATAAGTTCGGATCTACCCGTGATTTGTACATAAGTGACAACGGTTTCGCCATGATTAGAAAATACCTAAATTACGTCGAGCCACACCTCAAAGACGGCGGGAAATTTTCCCATGCGTCACTCAGGGGAGCGGCTGCCAAGATCGATATGCAGATAATGAAAATTGCTGCTAACTTACGTCTTCTTGGCGAAAAAATAGACTTTTGGAGCGGAATTGACGATAAATACATTGAAATGGCAATAAATATTTCCAACGAAATGCTAGAGGCAAATCTTCGGCTATGTCAGGATAAAGGCGTGATTGGTTGCCGTGCAGAGTTCGAGGCAATTTTGCGATTGTTTGAGGAAAACAGCAAGCCAAGAATCGAGCGGGCGATCATCCAGTCACGTGCAAAAGTTTCACCGTTCAAGGAATTTTCTGGAAACAAATCGACCAAGATTCGGGAAACACTTTCTGAGATGGTTGAGCAAGGAATACTATCCAAAAACTCATTAGGCGGTATAACGAGCTACACGGCGATATAATTACGCTGCCTATACTTCCGTATCAAATTTCTTTTTTAATGCCGCTACGACGATCCTAGTCAGTTTTAGCGGCATTTTCAATTGTTATTCTATCTCGGTTTTGCAGGATTATTGAAAATAGCTTGTTGTGACTTCGTTGTAAAGAAGTTGTAAGATTTTACAACACAAAAAATTTTCTAAAAGTATCTGTAACTATATGTATTTAAAGGATAATAAATAATAATAATATAATAATAATACCTTATGTTGTAACTTTTGTAGCTTTTTCCTTTTTCTTTATTACTTATATATTTTTATTATTTTTACCTATACTTTTACATGCCCATATCCGCAGTTTTTTCCTTACAACCGTTCAACAAATGCGTAAGCCTATGATTATATTAAGGAAATGTGTTGAAAACCGTGTTGTAAGGCTTACAACGTCTACGATCGCATTGATTATAAAGGATAATCTAGCCTAAAAAAGCAGATAAAATTAAATTTAAATATATTTCATGCTATCTATTGCAATTAAAATAAATCTATTTATAATTGTATTTCTTTAAATGAGGATTAACTAAAATGGAAAACTTAAAAACACCGCCAATTCCAGAAAGATGCAAATATCCATTCAGAAAAATGGTTCCTGGTGATTATAAAGAATTAAAATTTATAAACTATAAAGATTTATCAAAAGCACAAATAGTAGCTCACAACACTTGCAAAAATACCGGTAATAAGTTCGTAACAAGAAAAAATGGCTTGACACTTCAAGTGTGGTGCATAGCCAAACCTGACCCTTTCTTCGGGGAGGTTTGATAATGCGATCACTATGCTCATCTGATGTTTTGCTTGAACGATTGGGGCGCATTGCGCGCGAGGACCATGTAAATCATTATTGGTGGTCTCGTGGAGTGGGATTGATTGGTTATTATAATGATTTGTTTTTTGCTAGAGGTTCATAAAATGAAACTATCTGATATCGTGCCGTTTATTATAATTCCATCGCTGGCTCTTTATGGCGTGGTTTATGGGGTAGATTGGGCTATAACTGTGATTGAATACTATTGTTATATCATGATAGCTCTATGTGTTTTTGTTGTTTATTGCGTAGAATTTACTGATGTTGGAGATGAATACCTTAAGAAAGCAAAACTAAGCGCAACAAACTACAGATCAATGAAGCGAAGATTTGGTTATGTATTGATGCTTGCAACATCAGCACTTCTTATTAATAACGATCATATAATGATAAGCAGTATGATATTTATCATACTCATTGTTAATGAGTATCTTGCCTGGAGTATAATAAATGCAAATAAGTAAATATTTATACAAAAGTGTTGATATTTAATTTAATGAGAGTATAGTTACTACATCAGCAGCAAATAACTAACCGGAGAATAAAATGAAAACAGTAAACTTAAAAAACTTGGTAGCTAACGACAAATTCAATGCTTTCTGGTTCACAACAGAAAATGGCGAATCTTTCGGATCAAGCGATGTTGAGGTGACATCAACTGATGTAGCAGATGTTGATTTGGTTGGATATATTGGCAAGGATGTTGATGGTTTTGATAAATGGGTTGTGGAAGGTAAAGGAAATGGCTTTACAATGAAAGGCTCTTTCTATAACGAACAAGACTACAATAACTTTGTTAAAACCAACACAAAAATTTAAGGACGATTTCAACCTGGTACTTAACCACTATCAGGTTGATGTCGATGAAGCAAAGTTCGAGAAGGCCCGTGTGATGGCTAATTATAATGATGCGGCATTGTGCTATGCTGCTATTGCGGATGAAATTAAGAGGGGATTGATATGAACAATACTTGTGCTAAAATAGCGGAAAAGTTAAAGGAATTGAATGGAAAAGATAGTCACAGTCAATAAAGATTGTAAAGAGATCGGCGTTGATCTGGTGATTGATGACGATTTTCTTTGTGATATAGTTGAAAATATATTGAATAACGGGTTGTTAGATGATAAGTTCACTAACGTATTGTTTTATAAAGTTCAGCGTGCTGGACATAATTTACGTGTGAGTGTGGTGACAAATGGCTCTAACATCTAAACAAGAGAAATTCTGCCAAAGCATTGTTTCAGGAATGAATCAGAGTGATGCTTATCGGGCGGCTTATTCTGTTGGTGAAGGTACAAAGCCAGAATGCGTAAATCAGCAAGCGTATGAGCTTATGCAAAACCTTGATATATCCTTGAGAATAGAGCATCTACGAAGGCCAATAGCAGAGCGGGTTGGCAGAACATTGGAGCAGCACATTGAGCGATTAATGAAGCTTGGTGAGCATGGAGAAAGTCTCGATAAGGTAGATGCTGCCATCAAAGCTGAAGAGTTAATTGGCAAAGTGTTGGGTTTTTATGTCACCAAAACAGAGCTGTCCGGGAAGAACGGTGAAGCGCTTAATATCAAACTAACCAAAGAAATAATTGACACAGATCAAAATAAAACTTCCTAGAGTGTTTGTACCTCTCGAGAAGCCATCTCGCTACAAAGGGATATGGGGTGGTCGCGGATCTGGCAAATCACATAATCGTGCCGAATGTCTTATTGAAGACTCGCTGGCAATACCTGGTTTACGCTCTGTTTGCATTCGAGAAGTTCAAAAGACACTTAAAGAATCCAGTAAGCGCCTGATTGAAGACAAACTACAGCAATTCGGCCTTAATGAATCTCATGGCTTCAAACTATACAATGAAGTGATCAAAACGCCTGGTGACGGAATTATAACGTTTCAAGGTATGCAAGATCATAATGCGGAGTCAATCAAATCACTTGAAGGATTTGAACGTGCATGGGTAGAGGAAGCGCAAACATTGAGTGAGCGCTCATTGTCATTGTTGCGGCCTACGATTCGTGCAGAAAATTCCGAGATATGGTTTACATGGAACCCAAGACGCAAGACGGACCCGGTTGATTCAATGCTGCGTGGCGTAAATCCTCCTACTGGTTCAATAGTTATTCGAGCAAATTGGTCAGATAACCCGTTTTTCCCTGGTGTGCTTGATCAAGAGCGCAAAGATTGCTTAATGACCAATCCAGATCAGTATGAGCATATCTGGGAAGGTGGTTATGCAACAGTTAATCAGGGCGCGTACTTTGCAAAACATCTGGCTGATGCTCGCAAGGAAAATAGGATAGGCAGAGTTCAACCAGATCCTTTAATGAAGTATCATCTATTCTTTGATATTGGTGGAACCGGTGCGCGTGCTGATGCTTTTGTGATATGGGTTACTCAGATAATTGGCAAAGAAATAAGGGTACTTGATTATTATGAAGTCGTTGGTCAGCCAATTGGCGCTCATTTGGAATGGATGAGATCAAAAAATTATGAGCCTAAGAAATGTCAATTATGGCTACCGCACGACGGCGCAACAAATGATAAGGTTTTTGCTGTATCGTATCAATCAGCGTTTGAATCGGCTGGCTATGATGTAGAAGTTGTGCCAAACCAGGGTAAAGGCGCTGCAATGATGCGCATTGAAGCTGCTCGCAGGTGGCTGCCGTCATGCTTTTTCAATGAACCAACAACACAGCCTGGTATAGAAGCGCTAGGGTCATATCACGAGAAGAAAGACGATGCGCGTAATATTGGATTGGGTCCAGAACATGACTGGGCATCGCATGGGGCAGACGCTTTTGGGCTAATGTGTGTTGTCGTTGAAGATTTGTTTGTTAAACCAGAGCGCAAGCAGGAAAACTACTATGCTGGAGGTGGCGGGTCATGGATGAGTTAACAAAGATATATCACAAAGATTGTGGCGGTCATGTTGGATATGTAAGGGATGTTTACGCTATTAAAAAGGATAGGATGAATTTCTACCTGCTTAATATGAGGCATCCTGATTGCATGTGTGATCTGCATCTAGGATGTTCTAAATGTGGAAGTTACATAAAGGACGAAAAAGAATTGACCTTGAATTAAATACGTGATATAAGACTCAATCAAAATAACCTAACGCTTTGGAGCGCTGGTTTTGGACTACGAAGAAGAAAAAGACTCTGACGACGACCAAGAAAAATTCATAGCGGAAGCGCGTGAGAAATTTCTATTAGCCGTTGAAAAAGAAAAAGATAACAGAGAATTGGCTCTCGAAGATATCAAGTTCGGCCTGCTTGGTGAACAATGGTCCGCTGAAGACATTGAGGCCCGCCGCCGTGAAGGCAAACCAACACTCACAATTAATAAATTCCCTGCGCATATTAGGCAAGTCGTTAATGATGCGCGCCAAAACAAACCAACAATTCGCGCACGTCCTGTTGACGATTATTCAGATCCAGAGACAGCCGAGATATTAAACGGCCTTATCCGCAACATTGAAGTATCAAGCAATGCTGATGTTGCTTTCGATACCGCGTTAACACATGCCGTTGCTGGTGGTTATCCTGGTTATATCCGCATTAATACCCAATATGCTGACGATGAATCATTCGATCAGGACATCGTTATTGAGCGTGTGAATAATCAATTCTCCATCTACGGAGATCCATACGCAACCAGTGCTGACGGATCTGACTGGAACTGCTGCTTTGTTGTCGACCGCATAACGCTTGACGAATACAAAGAGCGTTTCCCAAAAGCTGAAGAAAACGATTGGATAGCTGACGACAAGTCAGACTACGAATGGATCAATGATGATGGTGTTTGGATTGCAGAATACTGGAAGCGCGAGGATGTAGACAAAACATTATGTTTGCTATCTGATGGCGATGTTGTTGATGAGGAAGTTTATAACGATAACATTGAAATGTTTGAGGCGCTCGGCATTACTAAAACAGATAGCCGGGTAGTTAAGTCCAAGAAAGTTACTCAATACATAATCAATAGCAAAGAGATCCTGGAAGAAAACGAATGGTCAGGCAGATACATCCCTATCGTTCCTTGTTATGGCGAAGAAGTAAACATAGAGAACAAGCGCATATTTAAATCGCTTATACGTGACTCGAAAGACTCGGCTAGGATGCTTAATTTTTGGCGATCAACTGCTACTGAGTTGGTATCTTCGCAAGCTAAAGCGCCGTTTATAGCTGAAGAAGATACATTAGTCGACCTGCAAAAATGGGCAACCGCTAATACAAAGAATTATGCGTATCTTGAGTACAAGAAAGGACGTCCTGCGCCACAAAGACAGCCATTCGCTGGTGTACCTGCTGGTGTATTGCAGGAAGCAATTAATAGTTCTGATGATATTCGCGCCACAATGGGCATGTTCGGTGCTTCTATTGGTGAACAGGATAATGCAGTATCAGGACGCGCGATCATTGCAAGGCAGCGAGAATCAGACACTGGCACATTCCATTTTATTGATAACCAAGCTCGCATGTTGCGCCAAGCTGGTGTAATAATTGTAGATCTAATACCACACGTTTATCCAAAGGGGCGCGTAATTCGCATACTTGGAGAAGATAAGAAAGAATCTGAGAACATCAAGCTAGGGCAACCAAAAAGTGAAGAAGATATCAGCAATATCTATGATTTTAGCGTAGGGAAATATGATGTTGTTGTTGAAGTTGGTCCTGGCTACACAACAAAACGTCAGGAAGCCGCGCAACAAATGATTGAGTTTTCCCGCGTTAATCCTGCGGCATCCGGCTTGATCAGTGATTTGATTGCTAAAAATCTTGACTGGCCTGGCGCTGATGAGATAGCTGAGAGATTCAAAGCAATGTTGCCACCGCAAGTGACCGGTGAAGATCCGCAAGTGCAAGCATTGCAGCAACAGTTACAGCAAGTGCAGCAACAAGCCCAGCAAGCCATGCAGCAATTGCAACAACAACTTGAGCAGGTTAGCCAGGATAAGCAAATCGATGTTGAGAAGGTAAAAATTGACGCTTACAACGCTGAAACAAACAGGCTCAAAACTGTCAGCACATCAATGACACCAGAACAGATACAAATGATGGTTATCCAGACAATACAGAATTTGATGCAAACGCCGGACATAACTCCAGGCCAAGATCAACAGATCCAGCCAGAAATGGCACAACAAGAGGTGTTACAACAATGAGCGATGATATCGAGACGACCAGTCCAGAGCTAGAAACACTAGCCGAGGAAGTCGAGCAAGATGTATATGAAGATGATCAAGAAGTAACTGAGGATACAGAATCAGAGGACTCGGAAGAGCAACCCGATGAGCCCGTAGACGACAGTGAAGAGATTGAGTTTAACCAGAAACAATATAAGCTTCCAAAAGATATTGCGGTCGCTGTTAAGGACATGCAAAAAGACTATACGGTCAAAACGCAATCATTAGCAGAACAGCGAAAAACTTTTGAATCACAAGCTCAATTTCATCAGGCGCATATACAAGAAATCGCTGAGGTAGTCGCGCTTAATAAGCAACTTGATGAGTTTAAAAAGGTGGACTTGTTCGCACTTAGTGAGCAGGACCCGGTTAAGGCTCAACAGTTAATGTTCTATAAAAGCGGACTTGAAGAGCAAAGGAACATGCTTGCTCAATCAATCTCACAGAAACAACAGAATTTAGCTCTCGAAAAGCAGCAAGAAATTGCCAAGCGTATTGAGGAAAGCGAGTCTGTATTACGTAGAGAGATAAAAGACTGGTCCCCTGAACTTGAGTCTAATTTGCAGCAATTTGCAGTCTCGAAACTAGGGTTTGATGTTGACGATGTTAAGTCGTCAAAAGCAGATCCAAGACTTTATAAATTGCTTCACTTGGCCTATGTCGGAAACCAGCTAATACAGAAACAACCTGCGAAGCCAAAAATAGTACAGCAAGCAAAACCAGTGACAACGCTTAAATCTGGTGGTGATAAGTCTATACGCAATCCAAAAGACATGTCACAAGCTGAGTACGCAAAATGGCGGCGCAAGGGTTACGCATGATTTAACGCAGTGATGCGCTGATCATTTCCACTAATGCAACAATACGCCGTGAGGCTGTAAGGAGATTTAAAGATGGCTAATACATATAAATTCATTGACATGGTTGCGCGAGAAGCGTTAACCGAGTTACACGAACAGTGCGAACTATTGCAAACTGTTGACCGTCAGTATGATGATTCTTTCGGTAAGGGCGGCGCTAAGATTGGTGATACTCTGCGCGTTCGCAAACCTAACGAGTTTAATGTTCGTACAGGCAATGCGATGCAGATCAGCCCGATTACTGAAGAAACGCAAACTATCACTATGTCGACTCTGAAAGGTGTTGATATGGAGTTCAATTACACCGATAGCTTGTTAAAAACTGATTCGCCCAAAGATGTCGCAATGTTCACAAAACGATACATTAGGCCTGCAATATCAAAGCTGATTTCTATCGTTGAATCTGAAGCGATCACATACTACACCAAAGCAACCGCACAAGTTGCTGGAACTGCTGGTAGTGCAATCGCTAATTTGTCAACTCCTAATCTGGCAAGGGCAAAGCTGAATCAGAAAGCCGCTCCTAAGACTGATAGGCATGTGCAGATTGACTCTGTGACTATGGCTTCATTGGTTGCCGGTGTGCCATCATACTTCAATCCTCAAGCTGATTTAAGCCGTCAATACCGTGAGGGTTTCGTTACCCGTACCGCTATGGCTGACTTCCATGAGAATGAGCGCTGCTGGACACTCCCTAATGCTGCTGATGTTGCTGGTGAGATCAACAACGGTAC